TCTCTCTAATTTCAGATACGGCGTCAAGCTCTACATTATTTCTAAAATCTGTTTCTTCTTTTAATCCCATTCCTTTTCTCACTGCATTGAACAAGGCCTTTGCATCTTTGTTAGAAGAATCTTTTGGAAGACCTTGTGAAAATTTAACAAAATCATTATCTACTGCTGCTTTTCTTTGCTTAGTAGCAGATGCACCTGATGCATCATCACTGTCTGGATCTCTATCACCAGCAGACATGACATTGATGTCCTTAAAGTTATAAAAACCGTGTCTACTCTTTTTACCATTGTAATTATTTAATAATACTTTAAACTCTCTTACTCTATCACTACCTACTACCATTGTTATACTTCTAAATCCTTCATCATATAATGTTGTACCAACATCCATTACAGACTTAACTTTTCTATTCATCATTATTGATCTAGCATGTTTTCGAAACATCTTTCTAGAAAACTTAACTTTATCATTATACGACAAAGGGTTCTTTTTAGAATCCTGTGACTGCGATAAGTATACTCTGTAAGGATTACGACTAGACATAGAAGCTAGTTTGTCAATAAGTAAACCATGACCTACTGTCGGCGGATTCATTCTGCCGAACGTGAAGAAAACATTCTTTTCTTCTTCAACTAAAAATTGACTAAAACCTTTTATCATTATGACTTCGCCCTCGCTGATTGCTTTCTTTGTATTTCTGCTTTTCTCATTTGTGGTATTAATCTTTTTGCTATCGTAGCTAGTCTTCTTGCAATAGCGGGTTTTTCTAATCTTCTTTCTAACTCTTGTCTACGAGCAAAAGGAAGATCTCCTTTTTTAACGCCTTTAGTTATTTTATTAAGAATAAGATTACGAGCGGCTCTTCTTGCTCTCTTAGTTAATGTTGCCAGACTAGCAACTCTTCTTCTTGCAAGTCTCGCTCCTCTTTGTATCTTTGCTTTAATTCTTTTTAACATCCTTCCTCGTCTTATTCTTTGAATAAGTGTAAGTGCTTCTCTCAGATCATCTTTCGACATCTGTTTTAGAAACTTTATATCTTCTCGAGTAAGGTTTTCTGGATTTATGTTTCTTTTATTAGAACCAAATGTGAATGCAACAGACTCTCCACCTGTGTAACTGGTTCTTCTGCGGTGTCTTTGATACTTAATTTGATCATCTTGACCCATGGCTTTGAAGTCCACAGGTTCTTTCAGAATTAAATCTGTTAGTTTTAAGTTCTTAGGTAAACTCATTTTTATCTCCCGGCTTTGTCCCATCCTTTTAATACATTAGGCGAAAAGTTGTTGTATGAAAATTCTAATCTATCAACAATCTTTACCGCGTCACCACCAAGTCTGTCTATTGCTACGTAGCCTTCTTGTCCTGTTGTTTTAAATCCATTTCTAGTCTTAACAAATGTATCTAACTTATTAAGACGGTTTAGTATATTTATAAGTTTTAATTTTACAAGAACAATAAGTCTTTGTAGATCAAACATTTGTTCTAGGCTCGATCTATTGCGTGGTGAAAAGAAATCTAATAGTTCATCAAGCTTTTTTTGTTGTCCGGCTTTGCCTTTTGAGGTTTTCCTTCCAGCAATTTCTTTTTTATATTTAGTGTTAATAAATTTCATTAGAGCTGCTACACGTCTTTTAGGATCTGGCGGAATTTGACCGGCTCTTACAAAAGTATTTGAATGCTGCTCAATATGTTGAGCTAAGTCTTTGTTAGCTTCAAGCTGTCTTAGTGTAGATCCTGCTATTCTATTGAACACTCGTCCTATCTCACTTAGATATTCATTCACTGTGTCTGTATCTTTCTTATTCATAGTAGCACTCATAACGTTTTTTAACATGGCATCTTGTGACCAAACATTTGGTGACTTTCTAAGTCTATTAACATCTACGCCATATGAGGCTCTCATACTTTCAAATGAATTGCCTATGTAAGTCGTATGCCATACTATTCCGATCTTAGCTCTTTTAATTTCCATAGCCGAAGGTGTATCATCTGGAACTGCATACACAATAGTATTTGGGTGAAAGGTTATATACTTTTTTCCTTTTATTTTTTGCTTAGATAAATCACCAGGACCGTATAAAAAATCTCCTTGAATAACACCCTTGATTCCAAGATCTGGTAAGTATTGAAGTGCTAACTTTAATTTTTTATTAAGTGCACCATCAGAATCAGCATCAATGTCTTTATTTGTCTTGTAGATCTTTGGATTTTTATTAAAGATACCTTTCTTTGCAACAAAGAACTTACCATCAGATGGATCAGTACCACAAAAGATTGCGGGTGCTCCGTCCCACTTAACACTCACACTTCCATCTTTCACACCACCTAACATATCTCTTAAATCTCTAAGAGCAAATATTGCTTCACGAGTACCATTAACACCACCATAAATGACTCGATCCTCGATATGAGTCATATGAGTGTTCTTAGCCTCATTAAGATCTATGAAGTCTGAAAAGTTCATCTCTTTAAAAACACCGTTGGCTTGATTGTACCAGAAGTCATTCTTTCTATTCCTATTTGTTTTAGTTTGGGAATCATGACAGCTTCTACTGTTCCTATATTAGCACCTGGATTATTTCTTATAAACATAATCTCATGATTTTTAAAATAATTATCATAAGCTCTTTTCGCATAATCTTCATTTAACTTTTTAAATTCAGTTTCAAGTCCACTTGATTTAATTTTTGCAATATCTTTAACACCTATTTCTGTCATACTGCCAGCACCACTAGATCTTCTTTTAAGATCTGAAAATCTTGTCATCAAATCTGCAATATTAAATGTACCACCAGTTTTATATCCTAATGCTTCACTTCCATCTGCTTTAATGACTGCGGCTTTAATCTCATACTTGTTTGAGCCCACTACTAGATCCACTCCCGCAGATCCTGCACCTCCGAGTTGAGCGCCATCAATAAGAAAATACATTAATACTTCTCCTGGTCCAAGTCCACCTGGTTGAAATTTTAATAGATTCTGAAACTGAGCTCCATTTTCTTTTTTTAATGCACCAATAGCTCTATTTAGACTGTTTTTATTAACTTGAGATACAAAGAGTCTTTCAGGAAACTTAGGAAACATGTGTTGCATATAAAGATATCGAATCTCAGACTTGTACTTGGTGGACTGCATATCTTTCTCACCAATATTAAATGAGGTCCTGTCTAAAGCTTTCTTTAAAAATACGTTATCTAAGTTTGCCATTTATATCTCCGTTATTAAAGTCTATTTATATGTTTAAAATGAAAAAGGGCCCTTGTGGGGCCCCTTTCCTCTCTCGGTTATAAGGAAATAAAAGGAAGATACCGAGAAATTCTAGTATTCGTATCGTCTGTAGATATATGCATCTACAACTTTGGCATTTTTCATACCACCTGCAATATTGCCACATGGACCAAATTTAACAGGACCTTTGCTGAAACCTTCTACTTTAACTTTTTTAAAGACTTCGCGACCTCTGTATTCTATTCTCCATCTATATGGATTTGATTTTACAACTGCGCCGGAGATGTCAAAGGATTTATTATTTCTTTGATCTTTGTTGAAATGCTTAACCATCTTTTTAGCGATGTTTAATTCCATCATATCACTTTGATTAGTTCTGTCAAACCTACCTAAGTAGTTTGAGTTTCTTTTGTCATCATATGCAAATCCCATTATATAACCTCCGTTAGTGAAGACATTATGATCTCTACATCTTCAAATGGTACTACTAAAGTCCAGTTGTTAACATTATCTTGAAGTTCATAAAGTTCTTTTGCAGTATCACGCTTCTTGAGTGTACCAACTCTTTCAAGTATCTTGTAACCAACAACTGGTAAATCTGCTAAACTGTACATTCCACCTGGACGGCCAAATTCGTCTACTGGAAATTTATATTTGTATTTACATTTCATTATACATATTCCTCTTTCTTAGTTACTACGTTGACACATCTTGCGTCATTATTTAATCTAGCTGCAATTGCTGCTGCCTGGACAGAAGTAAGTTTTACGTACATGTACTTCCATCCTGAGATATCGTTATAGTGCACTTCATATAACATCAAGCAACACCTTCTGCTTTGAGTTTTTCTAACGGTACATTCCAATCAAACTCACCTGGAATAGCAACGATAGCTTTTGTTCGGTTGATCTTTTTGATCTTTCCAGTATGTGGAAGAGCTCCACTTAATTTTGAGAAGAAAGAAACTTCTTGACCAACTCTAAATTTTATTTTAGCTTTTTTAGCATCAAGCTGTTGTAAGTATTTGAACTGTCTAAAAAGTGTATCATTTAAAACTTTTAAGTCTGATCTATCTGTCATTTGAGAGATAGCTACTACAATATCTGCTAAATCTTTTCTCATTATATAACTCCTTCAATAATAGCTTTATTCACAAATCTTCTATGCTCTTCATCAGCTTCTTCTCTTCGAAGAACGATTGTTGAAGCTTCGCCAAAAAGAATTCTAGCGTCTTGGTCTCTTTTGAAACCATTCTCACTAGCAAAATCCATTGAGCTAGTGAAGAAAACATTAGGTCTGTCTAGAAGATCCCAGTTTTCGATGACTGTTGAAAGTGAAAGAACATCCTTCGCCCAATCGACTCTGTTACCAGCGCCTTCGTATATAGCGATTCCGCCGTTATCTGCTTCTAAAAATATTGATTCGTTTGACATTTATTCTTCCTTTTTTATTTACCTTATACTACTAATATACAATAGTTTCACGCAGTTGTACACAGTTATTTTCACTTTTTTTCATTTTTTTTCTTTTTATCATCATAGTGTGACAAATATGTAACAGCTATCCAAGGGGATAGAATATACAATACACCTATGATGTAAGCTACAATTAACCAGCCGATCTCAGTCATTTTTTAATCCTAAAAAAGTTTTTATATACAGAAGTAAGAAATTTCTCATCACCAGCAGTTTTAGGGGATAAGTACCAACACATATTTTCAGCAAACTCTTTAGCCTCTTTTGCTGTTTTATGATTATTTACATAGCTTCTTTGAGAATGTTTTTTTCCTGATGCAGTCACATAATTATCAACAAAAAATCGAGCTGTGTACGTACCTTTTTTAAAATTGGGGTAAATAGCAACTTTTTGTCCAGATATGTTGCAGAACCATTGTTGTGCTTGAGGTTGAGTCTGAATTAACATTATTTCACCTTTCTGAATACTTTCTTTCCCTGTTTTCTGATTTTTTTGTTCCCATTCTTTTTTAAAGCTTTTTCCCAAGACCTAGATGTTGAAGAGATCTTTCCTCTTCCTTTGATTCCTTTACTCATAGAACCCTCACAAAGCTATCAAACGTAGTTTGTTCTACTTTTTTAAGAACAGCCTTTGAATGCTTGCAATATCCATGAAATCCAAATCCATGACAGTTACATTCAAATCCTTCGTCAGTTAATTCTACATCATATTTCTTTCCAGTACTACCTTCGACTGGCCAAACAACGCCAACGTACATATGTCCCTTAGGATTAAATCTTGTCGGCTTTAAAAATTTTCTACGAAACTTTGCCATTATATGTGAGGTCCAAAGACCACCTTCACTGTTATGAAAAGCGCTATTAACATTATTGTTATTGCTATTGTATCTGGTGTAAACATATTATTTCCCTTTGTTATAATAGTATAATACAACAGTTTTTTGAGAATGTACACAGTTATTTTCATAATATATAATAATGTGACATAAATGTAACAGAGGATATAATGGCAAAACAAAAGATGATTGGGACAGTAATATTCACTCCTACAATAAAAGGTACTTCTATAGGAAGAAAACCTATTACGTCGACTATGAATAAGCATAAAAGACGTATGACAAAAAATTACCGTGGACAAGGTAAATCACGTTAGTTCAAATCAAAAGAATGATAAATAATACTACACCCGAAACAATATAGGAGGGGAATACATGGATATATTAAAATCAATTAAATCTTGGGCTGGTGGAATAGCAGAAGCCGGCGTAAGTTTAATCGGTCTTGGAATCGTACTAGAGATCTTATTCAATGGTATGAACATTCCATTTTGGCCAAAAGTAAACGTAACAGAAAACATTCTGGGACTGATCAGTAATTTTAGTGACCAAGGTCTAGTAGGTTTAGTCGCAATTGCAGTCTTATGGCACATATGGAATAAGAAGTAATGATTAATTGGGTAAAGAATAGAATCTCAGAAAGAACTACATGGGACGGTGCAATGTTAATAGCACTTGGATTGTTAGTTCTTTTCTTAACTCCACTCGCAAAAATAGCTGCTGGATTAGCAATAATCTATGGAGCATGGACAATATGGAAGGCAGACTAATGACAATAATAGAAACAAACTTTGGCGCTAGAATAGACCCAAAACGGGTTGCTCTAGGCAGCGCATCAAGTGTTAAAAAGCAAGGTGCGTTTTTCGTTTTTAGTATTAGAGTAGATAACAACGATGTAAGAGAGTATTCATTCAGTGATCGTAACAGAGCAACTGCAATGAGAAAGGTTTTAATTTCTCACATGGAAGCAAAATTACGAAATGATTTAAGAGTTGCCGTAGTATAGGCCTAAAACGAGAAAAGGGCGGATGTTTTATTGCAACCGCCCTTTTTTATTTTTCGTTTTATTTAGATTAAAATTCTAATACAAACCCCACATTATAGTCTTCTTTTTTCCAGTCTACGTCTAGACCGGTCTTACCATATAGTTCTAAACCAGATATACCTAACGCATCATCCATTGCGATCTTATAGTCAGATCCGCCAAAAGTACTTGTCGTGATGTCGTAGTCCAAGTCAGCTGTTAGTGCCAAACCACCAACAAGATCTATAGTTTTGCCAACTTGTATATCGTACTGTGATACTTCATCAGTAAGATTATAGTTGCCTGTTAATTTCCAGTCCAACCCTAAAACATCAGCTTTAACAGGTAGTACTGAGACTGTAGCAAGTAATATTGCTGCTAGTAGTTTCTTCATAATCGTCTCCAGTTTGAGGTAAAGTTTATCAAGGCTAGAATAGCCCTACCAGTTATTTATAACAATTTATTGACACTTTAATTTTTTGTAGTGTCAACTATTTGACACCTAAAATCTTCCAAGAAATTTAGCGATGTGATGTACAAATGGTAATAGCATTATTGCCATTGCTAAGTTCATTCCAGTATGCGCCATTGCGATACGTAAAGTATCACCTTTCGGCATTCCATCAGATACAAAGAATCCAGCTAACCATATAGTTCCTGTAGTTCCTATATTTGCACCTAATACACAAGCAACCGCAGCTGGAAGCGGTAGAGCTCCAGATGCAACTAAAGCAATAATTGCTGTGGTCGATAGCGAACTAGATTGCCATGCGAGTGTCATTATGATTCCACCGAAGAACATATAAATTGGATTCCCTAAAAAGTATTGTAGGTGTTCCATATTACCCATTGATTTCATACCGCCTGAAAACATTTTAAGACCGATATAAAAAATAATTAGTCCTACTAAAGCAGTAGTAACTGGATTAGTTAACAACCATTGAATACTCATGTCCATAGCATTTACCTTCTTAATTAATTTTTTAGATTTCTTTTTCATAGGTTTTACCTTTTAATTAAATAAAAGCAGAGATTTTAAGGCCTCTGCTTCTATATATCAAATTTGTATTAAATTTTTAAAAACAATTTTATTACAGTTTTATTACAAACTATTCATTGTCTTCGGGTTCAATACCTGGATAAGGCGGATAATCCCTTTCAATTTTTTTCTTCTTTTTAGTGGTGTTTTCTGAGGCTTTAATCCAGCCTTCTAATGCGTTTTTTCCAGAAACATCATCACATGGATCATCCTTGTCTGATTCATGCATGTTACTCCTTTTAATATTGTTCTTGTCATAAGAATTATTTATTAAAAAGAACGCTTTGACAGCTACTTCAAGCAATTTTCTTTAATGTACCTTCTAAAGCTTTGTAAATCAGCTATCAAATAACCTGTTAAAAAGCTAGTTGCAGCAATTCCTATTACAGCTATAAATTCATTTAGTTCCATATTATTTCCTTATTCTAGGGTTAACTAGAGCCTTAAGAGGCTCTAGCGAATTCAACTGCTTTTTCAGCAGCTCTTACTTTACGACCTTGGTTGAAACCGAACCACTGGCTGTGTAGCCTGTTTTCTGCGTTTCTACCCTGATGATGATCAGTAATATATGTTACTGAATTCAGAGCCTGCCACCAAGTACCTGGTGCATACTCAGCACCTGGTTGAACTTCAAGTGCGTCGTAGCACATCTTTGCAGCTCTTGACATATCGTCATAACCATTAACGGCTTTGACTTTCTCCTCTTCTTTTTTAGAAGTAGTTGGGAAAAGCTCATTGTAATATTTTACAAGCGCGTCGACTGAAAACTTTTTGCTTCCAAGAAACTGAGCCATGTCCTTGTACTTCGCAAATTTTTCATGAGCGATACCTAGTGTTTCCTTAACACTATCAGGATCAAAGGCAGTCCTGTGTCCAACTCTTACTGATCTCTTGGCTTCAGCCTGAAGAGACATTGTCAAAGTGTTATTGCAAACAACTCTGATCGGAGTAAATCTAACATCCATAGACTTACCGTATTGGTGAGGAGAAGAAAGAAGCATATATGCATCTACTCTGTCGTCACCGAATACATCAAAAGACTCTTTTACTTTTGCAAGAGCCCATATGATTGAACCACCTTTAAGTGATCCTGCAGTGTGCATTTCCATGTCACCTGCCATTACGAATTCTGTAAAGAAATCGAATACGTCTGCATTTTGTATGGGATGCCATTCATCACCTACAATATCCAGAAATTTTTCATCGGAAGATCTGATTAAAGCTTTTCTTCCTGGAATTGTTATAGACTTCATGCCATCTATAACTTTTAGTTCCTTTTTCTCAACAGTCCAATCAAGGCCTGCTTTCTCCATCATCATAGCTGGAGTTAACTCGTTACTAACTTTAACACCTAGACCATGCCATGGGAGTTCCCCTGCATACGCCATTGTTTCTACTTGATGTGCCATTTTGGCTCCTTCCTTTTCAATTTATAGTAATATTATACTATAATTCTTCTTAAAAGTACACCTTTTTTTTCAAAATAAATGAATTATTTTCCAGTGACACCTGGAATCTTTCCTTCAAGTGTAAAGCCTATTGGCGATAGTGGTGTAGATTCACTGTGATCAGTGTAGTCTCCGTCACCGTGATATCTTCTAATAAATTTTTCTCTTGTGAGATTATTGTCTTTTACTCTATAAACTACATATTCTTTTAGTACTACGCCTTCAATGTCTTCATCAAAAGCAGTTGTTAACGGTCCTATATTCATTTTAATTACCTCCTGATAGTATATATTATATAAATAGTTTGGTGAATTATATTATTACTCCTTTGAGTTGCATTATGGGAAGATAAAGTAGGAGTAAAGATGTTCGATCCAGTTAGTATTGGTGTGGCGATGTCCACAGCCAGCGCCGCTTTTGGTGGAATCAAAAAAGCATTCCAAGCAGGTCGCGATTTAGAGTCTATGACACAGGACCTATCCAGGTGGATGGGAGCTGTATCTGATATTGATAATGCCGCGAAAGATGCTCAAAGTCCTGGTGTCTTTAAAAAAGTTTTTGGGGGAGGATCTGTTGAGTCAGAAGCGATAGAAGCGTTCGCAGCGAAAAAAAAGCTTGAAGAACAAAGATACGAATTAAAACAGTACTTAATGTTTACACATGGATCTGCTTCATGGGAAGAACTACTTCGTATGGAAGGTCAGATCCGGAAAAGACGACAGAAAGAAATATATGAGAAAGCAAAGTTTAAAAGAAAGATATTTGAGTGGACTGTCATCGCCCTTGTCCTCAGCGGTGCTACTCTTATTCTTGTCTTGTTTGTTATGGGTCTCATGGGTGTCGACCGCGGTTGGTTCGGATAGAAAACAGCCTGAGAACATAATACAATGCTTTAGTTGCTTTCTTAAAAAGTTTAGTGACTGGACATGGGATCAAGAAAAACGTCTTGGAATAAGAGAAGATCCAAAGTACATTACCTGTAGAAGATATAAGAGAGTCATGGCCAAGAACGGAGATCAGGTTTGTTTATATAAAGGAGCAAACGATACCTATCAATTAGTCGTTGAAGGACAATGTCCCGTAACTTACCAGTGTAAGTATGATCCTAATGGACAGGAACCAAATATTGATAGTGTTGTAGATTCTTTAAACGATGCTATGAAGTAATTTTGTTAATCCATTTTTCGTAAGCATCTTCAAACCCTTCTTGCTTATATGGATAATTAAACTCTTCGTTTATCCAAGCCCTTTTAAAATAACCATCAAACATTCCTTCAACAGTTTCTTTTGATAGAGGCAGGTGCCCTTTAGTTTTGTAGAAAATTTCTGCTTTAAATTTTAAATCAAACACCGAAACTCTCCCCACAACCACATGATGCCTTAGCATTTGGATTAATAATTTTCAAGTAAGATCCTCCTATTTCTTTTACATAATCAACTGTACAACCAAAGACAAACATTTCTGCCGTTGGATCAACCCATAAGTTTCCTACTTTAGGTTCTTTATCTGTTGTACCCCAGACGTATTGAAATCCAGCGCAGCCTCCACCTTTTACGGTTAGAGAAACGTTTGGATCTCCAATATCCTTTAAATAATTTTCTGCAGCTTCAGTAAGCTGTATTGGTAAATTAAACATATTACTATTTATCATTTAAAAACATTTCATGAAGATATGTCATCATTTCTTCAGTGCTTGATCTTTTTAAAAGTAAATAATGATTATATCTAATTTTTTCTTTTATTGATGGCTGTTCCCAAATCTTTCTACCTTCTTTCTTGACTCGAATTAATTCTTTTATAAATTCATCCATCATTTCTTCTGCTATTAATCCTTTGTCTTCAAAAGAATAGTCAAATACCTCATCAAATATTTCATACCCAA